CTAATTTGTATTACGTAAAAACTGATACGATTGATTTTGATAATAATAAAAATTTTTGTATTTACAAAATGGATGGGCTCGCTCCCCCATCCGCCACACTAAATTTTAGTACGATTGCAAATGTTGACGGCGTGGTATACAATAGTGGACGAATCAATCAGCGCAATCTTGTATTGTACGTCAAAATTTTCGGAGACGTGGAGGTAAATCGCAATGCGCTATACAGCCACTTCCCTGTTGGTTTGCTTGTACGCATTTATTTCAAAAACGAAACACACGATGTTTACATTGATGGGTACATTGAAACGTTCGAATGCGATTTTTTCACGAACAATGAAATAGCACAAATATCTATTATTTGCCCCGACCCCTATTTTAATGGCACACAAAAAACATACTACAGCACGGCGTACACGTCGAGCGGATTTGAATTCCCATTTTCTATTGAAATTGGGCAACCAATCGAAATCAGCACAAACGGCGGTTATGGCTGTACAGCTGTGGTCAACTCGGATGGTACAAATGGGTTTACAATCGAATTTGAAGCGGTGAATACCACGGTAACGGCACCGTATATCACGAATACCGCAAACGGGCAAACATTCAGAATCAATACAGATATTGCTGTGGGCGAAAAAGTCACCATCAATACAAATCGTCACCATTTATCGGCAACAAAAACGCATGAAGACGGGACTACAGAAAATGTTTTGTCTAGCGTGTCCAGCGATTCCCAATGGGTGCAACTATTAAATGGCAAAAATACACTATTTATGGGTGCTGGCAAAAATGCTGAAAATTTAGCCGTACTGATTACCGTGGAACAACGAATTTTGGGGGTATGATTGGCGATGGAATTATATATATTAAATAAATCATTTGAAACTGTCGCTGTAATCGACCAATATACATCATTAATTTGGACGAAACGCTACTGGGATACCGGCGATTTTGAATTATATCTGCCGGCGGATGACAGTTTGCTGCAATACCTACAAATTGATTATTATATCACAAGAAAAGACTGTAATACCACCATGATAATTGAACGCATCGAAATAAAAACGGATGCGGAATCCGGCAATTATTTTACAATTTCCGGGCGTAGTGCAGAAAAAATACTGTCGTACCGTGTAGTTGCAAATGCAAGCAATGGGTTTGGTACCAGTTCCGCTGAGGGAATGTGCTATTATTTGGTAGCGTTCGAAATGACGAACAAACTACCGGATACACTGAAATATGCTGACAGAACAATTGATATTATAAAGGATATTCGGCAGACAAGCACCCATAAAAATCCGGACGAGTCAATAATCTGGAATTCGTATTATTATGAAAATTTGTCCGATGCCGTGTATAATTTGGCGACACAATATGGATTCAGTGTCCGATTTTTGCTGAGAGACGATAAAACCGGGTTCGACATTGAATTCTGGAGTGGAAAAGACCGTACAACCGGACAAACTACAAATAGCCCGGTGGTATTTTCACCGGGATATTATAATTTAATCAATTCTGATTATGCCTATGATATCACGGATGAAAAAACGATGGCATTTATTGCCGGACAGGGTGACGGGGCGAACCGTGTAGTACTATGGACACACATGACGGTAACAGACAACGAAGAACACACAAAGGTGCCAAAAGGATTAGACAGGCGTGAAATGTTCGTGGATGCACGGGATTTGCAGCAAACGTCCAGCGACGGTGCAACAATGTCTTGGACTGACTACCAACACACGTTGCGGTATCGGGGAAAAGAAAAACTGTATGAAACGATAGCAGCGCCCCTATTTTCTGGCGAAGTCGACACTACATTGCAATTCGTATACCGCCGTGACTGGGATTTGGGCGACGTAGTCAGCATTGAAAATGAATACGGGATTAGTGCAAGCGCAAGAATCATCGAAGTGACAGAGTGCGACGACGAAAACGGGTACAAAGTAACGCCTACTTTTTCAGATTGGGAGGTTGATTAAATGTTTAATTTTGGTTTTTTTGATTCCATTAACGGCGATAGAAAATATAATAGTGATAATTTTGCAGATTATTTCGAAGGCATCGTCGGGGATGGAATTTACGCTAATGTGGGAAATGGATTTAAAATCAGCGCATCCGGTGATGGCATGAATATTACAGTGCACACGGGACGGGCTAAAATTTTGAATCGATACGCACGAAACACCACACCATTTACCAAAGAAATTGCAACATCTGATACAGATAATCCACGGTGGGATGCCGTAACGGTAAAGGCGAATCTGGCGAACAGAGATTGCAGCGTTGACATTCTGACTGGCACACCGGCAGAAAATCCGGAAAAGCCCACACCAACAAACACGGAAACGGCGAAAAGTTTCGTGCTGGCGTATATCTACGTGCCTGCAAAGGCAACGGAAATTACAGATAGTAATGTATCCGATAATCGTGGCGCAGAAAATTGTCCATGGGTAGTTGGTGTAACGGGAACGGAAAATATCGTGGACACTATCCAGAACTACATCGACGATAACAAATCAAAAATAGACGATTTTATCAAAAATGGTAGCGATGCTGTAGCAAATTTTAATGATACTGCCAATAGCACAATTGATACGTACAATCAGACGTTTGCGGATACAATGGACGGATACACAGAAAAAATTGATACATTTATCAAATCGGAAACGGACAGCGTAGAAGAACTGGAAACCAGTTTGCAGGGCAAAATTGATGATATCATCGCACAATTTAAATCATGGTGGGCGGATGAAACGGCGCAACCATACAAACTGACAACAAACAGCTATATATTAGTAGCCGATACGGACGGACAAACAGATTTTACGCTGCCGAACGGCGTGACAATCGACACAGAAAAAACAAAAATGGACATCTACAAAAATGGATTGCATCTCAACGTATTATCAGACTATGGAATTGAAACAAAAAACAACAAAACGAATATATTGATTGTGAATGGAACGCAAAAAGGCGATGCTATCACCTGTGTTGCCACGGAGGTACAGAAGGATGCGTGATAATATCATTACAATCATTTTGTCGATTGTCAGTGCATCCGGCATGCTGAGTATTGCTGTGAAATCGATTTTATCGAAACTGCACAAGCAGGAAACACGACAAAAAGCATTAGAATGGGGTGTGCAGGCATTATTGCGTGATAGGATGCTATACAGCTACGGAAAATGCATGGAACAGGGCTACGCCCCGGTATATGCGAGGGAAAATTTTGAAAATATGTATCAGCAGTATCGTGAATTAGGTGGTAACGGTGTAATGAAGCAGCTGCATGCAGCGTTCATGGATTTACCGTTGGAGGGCAAAAAATGAAAAATTTCGGAAAATGGGCAAAAGCTGCCACCATAAGAGCAGCCAAAACCGTGGCGCAAACTGCCATTGCTATAATTGGTGTATCTGTTGCGATGTCGGATGTAGATTGGATTTATGTTGCCAGTGCTTCCCTGCTGGCTGGAATTTTGTCCGTCCTGACCAGCGTGGCAGGGCTGCCGGAGGTAGATTGATTATGCAGTTGATACATGGTGATTGTCTGGATTTTATGCCAAAAATACCAGATGAATCTATTGATATGATTTTATGTGATTTGCCATACGGGACAACGAAAAACAAATTCGACGTGATTATACCATTTGATAAACTGTGGGCACAATACAATCGCATCATCAAATCAAATGGCTGCATTGCGTTGTTTTGCCAGGCACCTTTTTCCATTTTGCTGGCTGCAAGTAATATCAAAATGTTTAGATATGAATGGATTTGGCAAAAAAACCGTGCGACAGGAAATCTTAATGCAAACAAAATGCCGTTGAAATCACACGAAAATATATTTATTTTTTACAAACACCTGCCTACATATCACCCACAAAAATCATTTGGGCATAAATGTTACAAAACAAAAAGAAATAGATTAAGCTCAAATTACGGGGGGGGAGAATATGCAAATGTATCAATCAATACTGATGGGTCGCGGTATCCGAGAGATATTATAGATTTTCCTGTTGTTAATAGTTTCCGTGAACAGCAATTACACCCGACACAAAAACCTGTAGATTTGCTGGAATATATGATAAAAACATATACAAATGTCGGTGACATTGTTCTTGATAATTGCATGGGCAGCGGTTCAACCGGTGTGGCATGTGCAAATACAGGGCGTGAATTTATCGGCATTGAACGTGAAAAACGTTTTTTTGATATAGCAAAAAATAGGATTATGGAATCAACTGAAAATGGAGTGCAAGTATTATGCCAGTAAAAAACTACACAGAAACGGACAAAACACAGCTATCAGCACATTTTAACGTGCAGGAATTTCGCTGTAAATGTGGGGAATCACATAATATTTTGATTGCCACGGAATTGATAGACAAACTGGAACAGCTGTACAACACATTACAATGTAGTAAAATCATTGTATCAAGCGGTTATCGCTGCGCATCGCACGACAAAGCAGTCGGTGGAAATGGCAGCGGTCAGCACACCAAAGGCACGGCAGCGGATGTCGTCTGCTATGATGCCGACGGCAATGCAATTAGTAGCAAAATTGTATCCTGCACTGCACAAGATTTAGGATTTGGCGGTATCGCCAATATCACAAGCGCCTACACATCTACACATCTGGACGTGAGAACAGGGGCGAAATGGTACGGCGATGAAACGAAAGGTAACAATACGGTTACAGGTGATTTTTACGCATACTATGGCATTACGAAAAACAGTGCAGCAACAGATACAAAAAATGTAATCTGTAAGGGTATTGACGTGTCAAAGCATCAAGGCAACATTGACTGGGACAAAGTAAAAGCATCCGGAGCGGTTGATTTTGCTATCATCCGTGCAGGATACGGCAAAGAAACCAATCAGGTAGACAGCCAATTTGAAAGAAATTACAGCGAATGTCAACGTGTTGGCATCCCTGTTGGTTCATACTGGTACAGCTATGCCACGACAGCAGAAGAGGCTAAGCAAGAAGCAGCCGTATTTTTGCAGGCAATCAAGGGCAAACAGTTTGCCTACCCTGTCGCATATGATATCGAAGAATCGAAAAGCTTGACAAATGCAAGTGCATTGTGCACGGCATTTTGCGATGCAATCGAAGCAGCCGGATACTATGCAGCGATTTATACGTACAAATCTGCACTGGAGAACAATCTTGACGACAGTGTCAAATCACGATATGATATTTTTTTATCGCATATTGGCGTTGAAAAAACGACGTATCAGGGCGATTATGGATTGTGGCAGTACAGCTGGACGGGGAAAATAGACGGCATTAATACGGATGTAGATTTAGATTATGCCTATAAGGACTACCCTACCATCATAAAAAATGCCGGATTAAATGGTTTCCCGGCTGCCGATGATGGTAGCAGCACGGCTGATAATGGCAATACTACTAATGATACGGCTGATAATGCCAGCACACTGGATAAAATATTGCAGCACATTGCATCAATCGACGATAAAATCAAATAAAATACTCCCCCATCGGTTCAAAAAATGGACTGGTGGGGGTCTTTTTGCCATGTTGCACAATTTGAATACTACATTTTTGTGCATGTATACAAAGTACACGCAATGCACGAAAAAATGCTTGACAAACCACGCAACGTGTGCTATAATATAATTACAGAAAGGGAAACAAACACCCGATACAGGGTACAAAAATTTAGGAGGAAACTATTATGACATGCTACGGATTAATCAAATCAATCATCAATAGCCCGGAACACAACGGCTACGACATGGACAGGGATGACGCAATAAAATTGATTGCCATCGCATATTTCATGGGGCGTGAGTCCCAAGCCAGAGAGATGGGCGACAAGGCAAAGGAGATTTTCAAGGCGCAAAGAGAAAGAGCAGAAGAGTGCAGATACAACAAAATGGCAATGGCAGTACAGGGC